GGGGCTTCACGGTCCCCAAGGGCACCAAGAAGAAGCCGCTGCGTGTCTGCACGGGCGGTGACCTCCAATCAACCTGGGGCAAATGCGTGTCCCGCTACTCCGCATAATAGGAGCCAACGACTGATGTTCTCCAAAATCTGGAACTACCTCGTCAACGTCGAGAAGACGGTCGAACACGACGTCGAGGCGATCATCTCGACCTTCACCGACACCGTCACCAAGCTGGAAGCCGCAGCGGAGGCCAAGCTGGCTGAAGCCGTGGACCTGTCCCGACAGGCCTACGAGCTTGAAGGTGCGGCACAGGTCGCGCACGACGCCTCCGATAAGGCCCGCGCGGTCGCCGGCAAGATCAAGGATCTGGTGGCCTAATGGCGAAGCGCGTCAACGTGCCTACTCGCCTGAACGTAATCCCGTTCACGGGCGGCCTTCTGTTCGTGGTCTACGCGTTCTTCTGGCCGGAAGGCTACGGCGCGTGGCTCGGCACTATCGTCAAGTCATTCCGCACAGCGGCTGGCTTCTGAAGCTCTATCACTGAAAGACCGACCACATTTCCATGACGAACAAAGTTACTGCCACTCTGCCGAAAGGCACCCTGGTCTTCCCGAAGCTCAACAAGCCGGATGACTTCAAGGGCAAGCGCTCGTTCAAGACCCGCATCAAGTTCGACGACGAGAACCACCGCAAGGTGGATGCGTGGTTGAAGAAGGTCGCGAAGCAGCTGGGCCACCCCGACACCAAGCTGCCCTGGTACAAGGACAAGAAGACCGGCGAGCTGACGCTCAAGGTCGCCTCGGGCGAGAAGTATCCCCCGGCACTCCTCGACGCGAAGGGCAAAGAGATCCCGCGCGCCAAGGTCGAAGTCGGTGGTGGCACCATCGCCAAGGTCGACGTCAACGCTTCCTACTACGAGGGCTTCGGCGGCGGCATTAATCTGTACATGAATTTTGTGCAGATCATCGAGCTGAAGAAGCGCGGCTTCAACGTGCAGGAAGAGGAAGGCTTCGCGTACGAGGACGAAGACGAGGGTGATGCGGAAGGTGGCACAGGCTCGCTGCCCAGCAACGACCTCGACGACGACATTCCTTTCGCTCCCTGCATGTAATGCCGAAGCCGGCACTCACTATAGAACCTGAGTATCGCTCAGGTCTCGAAAAGGGTGTCGCGGAGAAGCTCACTGCGGCCGGTGTGGAGTATGGCTACGAAAGCCAGCACATCCTCTACACCGTGCCCTCACGTGAGGCGAAGTATCTCCCTGACTTCAGCCCCAAGGACTGCCCGATCATCATAGAGCCCAAGGGCCGCTTCGGCGGCAACTACGAGGGCCTCCGCGGCAAGCGGATGGTTGGCTCAAAGGACGCAGCGGTCAAGGAGCGGCAGAAATTTATCCTGCTCCGAGACCAACACCCTGAGCTGGACATCCGCTTCATCTTCTCCCGCGCATCCACCCCGATCTACCCCAAGAGCCCGACGTCCTACGGCAAGTGGGCGACGGACCACGGCTTCAAATGGGCTGAGAAGACCATCCCTGACGCCTGGATCGAAGAGATCAAAGCCTACCAGCAGCAGAAACCCAAGAAGAGGAAGTAGCGACATGACGAACGACACCATGACCCTCGGCGCCCCCACGCTGGCCAGCGATCTCAGCCTGCCGGAACAGGCCCGCAAGGTCCTCGCGCATCTGGAGAAGCACGGCGACATCACGCGCCTCAAGGCCGACAAGGTCTACGGCATCGTGAACCTGCCTGACTGCATCTACCGCCTGCGTGGGGCCGGCTACGCGGTCTACACCGAGCGCCCGGTGGATGATGGTGGCGTGCGTTACGTTAGGTACGTGTTGGCCTGATGGCTTCCAGTAAAGGCCCCTGTCCTTGTGGAGTGAGCAGCGATGCCTTCACCACCTACGAGGACGGGGGCACTTGGTGCTTCAGCTGCCAAGACCCTAAGAACTTCAGCCAAGCAGGTAAGGTGAGAGAACAAGAAGACGACTTCGCAGAGAAGCCAAAGAAGAGCTTCACCCCCATCAAGGGGCACTACGCCGACCTCACGGCCCGCGGTATCACTGAGGAGACCTGCAAGAAGTGCGACTACCAGATCGGCGAGACGGAGAGTGGCAAGAAGGTCCACATCCAGCTGATCAAGGACGACAACGGCCGGCTGATCGACCAGAAGACCCGCGACAAGGACAAGCAGTTCGCGTGGGTCGGCGGTAGCAAATACGCGGGCATCATCGGCTCGTGGTCCTGGCCCGCCAAGGGCAAGTCCGTGGTGATCACCGAGGGCGAGATTGATCGCATGTCGATCTCCCAGGCATTTGAAAACCGATGGCCGACCGGCTCGCTTCCCAACGGCGCCTCAACGGCCAAGAAGGCGATCCTGGCCGACTACGAGAAGCTCTGCCGCTTCGACAGCATCATCCTGTGCTTCGACAACGACGAGCCGGGCCAGGAGGCGCTCAAGGTCGCCTGTGAGTTGCTCCCGGTTGGCAAGGTCAAGATCATGACCCTGCCGAAGAAGGACGCCAACGCGGTCCTCATGGACAAGACCATGGGTCCTGCGGTGCTCGTGCGGTCCTACTGGGACAGCACGCCCTACAGGCCCGATGGGATACGCGAGGGGGCCGAGCTTACCAAGGAGCGTTTGAAGACGAAACGCCAGCGTGGTTACAGCCTGCCGTTCCCTGGACTAAACGCCGCCCTGATGGGACTGCGTCCTGCTGAGATCACCATGCTCACCGCGGGCTCTGGGATCGGCAAGTCCACCCTCGCTCGGCAGCTTGCGTACCACCTCACCGTGGAGCACGGCCTCAAGATCGGCAACGTGTACCTGGAAGAGGGCCTGGAGACTACCGCGGCCGCCTACGTGGCTCTTCATGCCGGCGTGCCTCTCAAGCGGCTCCTAGATGACCCAGAGTGCATCACGGACCAACAGTGGGATGTGGCGCTGGCACAGGTCGTCAGTAAGGGAATGTACTACGACCACTTCGGCAGCCTGGCCAGCGACCGGCTCTTGACCATGATGGGGTTCATGGCCGCCAGCGGTTGCCAGTTCATTGTGCTTGACCACGTGTCCATCGTGGTTAGTGGCATGGAAACACAAGACGAGCGCCGCGACCTAGACGTCCTGATGACCAAGCTAGCGAGCTTCGTCAAGGAGACGGGCGTCGGCGTCATCGCGATTGCCCACCTAAAGCGCTCACAGAAGAACTTCAACGAGGGCGGACAGGTGAGTCTCAACGATTTGAGAGGATCGGCCGCTTTGGAGCAACTGTCCTTCAACGTCGTAGCGTTGGAACGTAATCAGCAAGACCCCGCAACAAAGCACCTGCAGGTATTGCGTGTGCTGAAGTGCCGCGTGACGGGCGAGACGGGAGAGGCTGACACTCTGTCCTGGAATGCGGGTCGTGGGTGTTACGAGGCCACCGCCCCAGCTGATCTGTCGGGCGTAGGTCCGCAGGTTAACGCTATGGAGGATCTGAAATTTTAGACTACGAGCAGACTGAGAAACGCAAGGCGTACAAGCGCGCCTACTATCAGGCCAACAAGGAGCGCTGCAACGAGCGGTCAAAGCGTTGGATCAAAGACAACCCGGAGCGGAGGAGGGCGCATCAGCGAAAGCACAAATACAGCATCACAGCTGAGCAGTACGCGGCCCTGTGGGACAAGCAGGGAAAGTGCTGTGCGGTGTGCCAGGCCTTATCCCCTGGTAGTAAATTTGATTGGCACACGGACCACTGCCATGACACCGGCGCAGTGCGGGGCATTCTCTGCCACGCCTGTAACGCGTCGGTTGTAGGCGCTCACCGAAACCCGAAGATCCTAAGAGACGCGGCTAATTATTTAGAAAGGGCGTTGTGAGACTGCTCTACGATACCGAGAGCGACGGATTTGTCGCCAACGCTACTAAGATCCACTGTGTCGTTCTGATTGACCTGAAGACCGAAGAGGTCATCGGGTTCCGACCGAAGGAAGTCCCCGACGCCATCCAGGCCCTACGTGAGGCCGAGGAGCGCATCGGGCACAACATCCAGAAGCATGACGAGAAGCTGATCGCCAAGCTCCACGGGGCTCTCCCTGGTGCCAAGATCAGCGACACCTTCGTCATTGCGCGCACGATGTTCCCCAACATCAAGATGACGGACACGGCCCTCATTGAGGCCGGCAAGCTCACGGAGAAGCTCCGGGGCAAGCACTCGATGAAGGCCTGGGGCATGCGCCTGGGCGAGCAGAAGGGCGACTACGCGGAAGCACGGGAAGCCGAGGCGCGAGCCAAGGGCCTCGTGGATCCGCGGGAGATTGCGGACTACGTGTGGGGCACGTTCAACGAAGACATGTTCGACTACATGCTTCAGGACGGGCGCACGAACCTCCGTCTCTGGAAGCACCTGAGACCGGAGGAATACCCTCAGGCACCGCTGGAGCTTGAGCACCGCATCGCCGAGGTGTGTACGGCTATCGAGGAGGCCGGCGTCCCTTTTGACGAAAGGGCTGCTGGGCAGCTTCAGGCTGACCTCGTGGAGAAGAAGAGCGGACTGGAGCAGAGGCTTAAGGAGACCTACGGCTACTGGTATCAGCCCATCAGCCCTGACCCGACCAAGAGCCTCTTCGTCCCCAAGCGGGACAACAAGAAGCTTGGCTATATCGCGGGACAAGCGAGCACCAAGCTGAAGCTCGTCGAGTTCAACCCCAAATCACGCGACCACATCGCGCGCGTGCTCATCAACCAGGGTTGGAAGCCGGAGAGGCTCACTGAGGGCGGCAAGCCCCAGATCGACGAAGAGACCGTAGAGAGCATCGTCGCCCGCTATCCTGAGATGGATGGTCTGGGCGAATACATGATGCTGGAGAAGCGACTGTCGCAACTCTGCGGGACCAACAACAGCCTGATCCAGTCCCAACAGACTGACGGGCGCATTCACGGCGTGATCAATCCGGGCGGCACGGGGACGGGGAGGTGCTCGCACTTCCTGCCGAACCTCGCGCAGGTCCCATCGGCGAAGAAACCCTATGGCACTGAGTTCAGACGTCTCTTCTACGCTCCTGCGGGATGGCGCTTTCTTGGCGCGGATATGCAAGGGCTCGAACTGCGCGGACTGGCCCACTACCTCTTCCCTCTGGATGGCGGGAAATACGCACGTACGGTGCTGGAAGGGGATCCTCACTGGGCCACCGTTCAAGCAATGGGGCTCGCCTCGGGCGACCGGGACAAGCACAACCAGCTACACACTATCGTCCGTGAGGACGGAGCTAAGCGATTTGCCTACGCGGTCATCTACGGCGCGCAGGACAAGATGGCTGGCGACATTGTGTACGAGTGTCTTCTCAATGCTCAGCGCTCTTGTGGGGCGGAGGGGGACGCGCTCTACCGCGAGTTCTTCGGCGTTGGTGTCCCTGGAGACCGACGTATCCGCATGGTGGGCAAGAAGATTCGAGAGAATTTTTCTCGCGGCATTGATGGGTTCGGAACACTCCAAGACAAGATCACCAAGCAGGTCGAGAAGCTCGGGCGTGTCCCAGGGCTCGACGGCCGGCGTATCCCGACCAGAAGCCCCCATAGCGCACTAAATTTCTTGATTCAGTCATCCGGGGCCATCCTCTGCAAAAGGTGGGTCGCGGACGCTTACGAGGAATGCTGCAGGCGCTATCGCTACGGATGGGACGGAGACTTCGTCTTCGTGCTGTTCATCCATGACGAAATCCAACTCTGCGTACGAGAAGGTCTTGAAGAAGAAATCGGCAACATCATCGTCAAAGCCGCGCAAGAAGCCGGCGAGCCGTACGGCTTCAGGCTCAAGCTCGACAGCGAGTTCGTCGCGGGCCGCAACTGGGCTGACACTCACTAGGGGCGTCAGCTCCGCTAACACTGATCCCCTTGAACGTCTGCACAAGGTCCTGCGCGCCATCTGGCGTGAGCAGGTCCGCGTGAAGTCGGACATGGCACGTAAGGAGGCCGACGTCATTGCGATGGCGGCTTCCCTCCAACTCATTAC